TCTGGAATTCTCAATAGCCTTTTTAAGATTTTCTGGTATTTTTATGTCTTCTTGTGGTTGATTAATCATGATATTACTTTGTCATTTCTGTTGCTACATAGCGTGGCGACGTCCCAGCTACTGTAATAATTCCAGTGTAAACTACTCCGTTTGATTGTTCATAAGAACCACCAAGACCGTCATCATTACCAGTTCCACCTTTTAAAACTATATTAAACACTGTTGTTGATGCACTAGATCCAAATCTTACAAATAATGGATTTGTTCCAAGATTTTGTATTAAAAATGAACCCCTTGCTGCATTAGCCGCTAGGGCTGTTGCTGCACTTGCTATTGATGGAGTACTTGAGACTCCTACTTCTGCTATAATTGCGCGGGTATCTGCCATTTTATTTTTTATTTTTTAATCTTCTAAGTTCTTCGAATCCACGTTCCAATGCTTGACGACGATCATTGAGTAAACGTGTTTCATCTGCTAAATTTTTTCTTTCAATCTTAATTATCTTCATTTCTGAGTCTAATTTAGATTGTTCAATTTTTATCTCTTTTTTAATCTTATTTATTTCTTTGTAATATTCCTCGATGTCTTTTTGTCCTTGGTCTATCTTTTTTCTAAAGTCCTGAAAAAGAGTCACGATCGTCTTAGAACCACTTTTTAATTCATTGGCATAAGCCTCTAACTCTTCTCTATAATGAGCAAGTTCGTTTTGATTTTGTGAAATGTTGTCCAGTGCATCACGACTCTCTTTCAAAACTTTATCAATTATTTTATTAGCCTCATCTTCTCTGAAAGTCTTATATTTTTCTATTGTTTCTTCTAATTTTTTTAATTCAGCTCTACCATCGGAAATAGCCATCTGTATTTTAGATAGTTCTTTTACTGAATCAAATTTTTCTTTTTCTAATATATTTTCCATAAGCCGAGTAGGGGGTTGAATCCCTGTAACCCTTCGTAGTCTACTGTCAAAACAACTCGGCTAAAAACTATTTATTTAACAAGCTCTCAAGATTTGCCTTACTATCACGAGCATTGAATTTTACTTCACGCTTTGTTAGTTCAGCAATAACCTGAGCCTTATCTTTATAAGTAATCTCAGAGGTTGTCGATTCAGTTGGAATTATCCCAGAAGCATCCACATTACCATCAATTATTTCATCTGGACTAGGAGCTGTAGCTTTATTAAGTTCTTCAACTTTTTTAGCTAATTCCTCTTCCTTTGAAAGTACTTTTGGCTTTTCTTCTTCATATACCTCTGCCATAATCAATTTCTTTAGTTCCTCTATGGATTGATCATTCCATAACGGACGATCAGATCCTTTTCCGTCTACTTCACTTCCATCACGGACAGGAGCTTTTTTAAGCATGATTTGTCTAGCAAGGTGAGTTGCAAGATGATCCCCGACTGTTAAAGGTGCTAATAATGATCCACCAGCAGGTACGAAGAAGTCGCGTCCGCCATAGCGTGCGCCTAACTCACCAGTGAAATCGAAGTCCGAAATATTTGTTATCCGAACTATTTTAAGGTCATTTTCATTCATAATCTTAAATTTCTACTAATTACTTGGGCTTCGCCGTTCCCAAGACAGGATTAATTCCTGCATCTTGCCTCCCTCCGGTCGAAAGAGAGAGACAAGGGCAAGACTTAAGCGTCTATTTCAACCCAAACAAGGGCTGCTACATCTGCTGCTGCGTTTGCTACTAGACAATAACCTAGAGGTTGTTCGTCATAGCTACCTTTAGCTGTAACTGCTTTAACTACAGAACCTTCTGTGTCATCACCAGTTGTAAATGCTGCACCAACAACAAGAGCTTCTCCAGCAAGAACTGCACCTACTCCTCGAGTAAGTACCCATCCATAAGATCCACTGGCAATTCCAACTTGTGAAATACCAACACATCCTTGAATAGTGGTTGTGACAGCTGCCTTGTCTACGTGGAAAGGTTCACGGATTGTGATGTCCGAGTCTGCAACATCTAATGCTGTTGTAAAGGCAAATTCTGGATACAATTCAAGTGTATCAGATGTGTTTGTCTTAATCTTTCCATATTGACCTCTTCCTGTACCATCGTCTACATAAACCCATGCTTCTGCAAATGCACCTACGGTCCATCCTGCTGATGCTTCGGTAATATAAACAATTCTTCCAAGCGCATCTGTTGAAGATGAAACTGTGTCAACTGCGACAGCAGTATCTGGAACAACTGCTTGATATGCAGAGATAGCCTCTGCTGCTTTTACGTACACCCACTCTCTTCCATCAGGAGTTTGAGCTCTTTGTCCTACGTTTACGATAGGTGATGTACTTGTATCCTTGACGGATTGAAACGTTATTTGATTCATGATATTTTTCAGCCTTTGGTTCCTAGCCTCCGGCTATTCGGGGTAAACACCCCTTAATTAATAATTTACACTACTTCTTCCTCAATAACTTCTTCCTCAATAACTTCTGGATTTTCCTCCAAAGCGATTGCTTCTTCTTCAACAATAACTTCTTCTTTAATTTCTTCATCCATATTAGTTTTTAATTAATTAATAATTAACCATTTGCAGTAATAGCAGCATAAGTATTTACATTGCCAGTTACATACCAATTGGTTCCATCACTAAAGAACTCAACTAAATCACCAACTTTTGCTTGGCCATGAACTAGAATAACATTATCTGCTGCATCTGCTGTAACACCATTTACTGTATCTTCAGCACCACTACATGCTACTGTTCCAAATATTTTATCTGCTGGGGTACCAGTGATAGTATATCCGTTAGATGTAGCTGCTGTTTTTACTATAAAACGAAAATGTAATCCAGCTGCTGCGGTTGGTAATGTTGATTCAAAACCTGCCAAAGCATTCAAGAAAAATGTCTTACCTGATTCAGCTG